CTTTAGCGTTAATTTACCGCCCAGTTGGGAGGTGATTAAATTGCTAACCAAAATTATAGTTATAATTATACTACTTTGTATAATTATAGTCAAGGCTTATTAATACTTGATTTCCCCTTTTTTAAGGGGAACTATAATTTCCCTTTGGCTTCCTTAAATCCAAATCTATTTAATTACTCCAAACATTTTGAAGTTTATTTTCCATATTCTTTCTTCTGTTTAACTCTTCATTGGCTAGATACTTATTGAAGTTATAGGCATCTTTTTGTAGCTCATAATTCTTTTGCGCCATTTTTTGCTGATTATAAGCACCATATAAAGCACCAGCACCGCCTAAAACATTTCCTAATCTATCAAAATTAGTTACTTTATTTGCATCAGAACTTTTAAATAACCAATCTCCAAAATTACTAAAAGAATTTTTTAATCCATTTAAAAAACCACCACTGCTACTTGCTAAATTTGGAGTAAAATTGCTTGTTTTCATCAAAGTATCTGCAAAGCTAGAACCTAGTCCTGTACCACCTTTTAAAGCTGTTATAAAATCCATGATTTCTCCTTTATACCAAACTTAATAATTCTTTACCGAGATCTATCTCGCTAACTTCGCCTTTTTTTAACTTATCGTTAAAATCACTAGTTCTTACATTATTATTTGCACTTGATAAATCTTCAGCTTTTTTGGCATTATTTGATTTTCCGACCAAATTAAGCAAGGTTTTCCAGCTGTCAATATTACCTTCGCCTAAACCATTTAATTTTGTTGCAAGTTCTGCCATAGCCTTTAAATCCGCATCAGGATAGGCTTTTCTTAACTCGCTTTCTACTTGTGCGTATTTAGCGATTAGTGCATCTTGCTCTTCTTTGTCTTTTTGCTTTTTATCAAGCTCTTCAAGCCTTTTTAATTTCTCATCAAGTCCATCAAGTCCTAATTCTTTTAAATACTGCTCTCTTTGCAATTCTTGTTCGCTTGGCTCTTTTTTTGGATTTTTTAAAGCTTCAAGCTCACTCATTAAAGCATTTAATTTGTTGTCATTTTCACTTTTATAAGCTTCAAACATCGCCTTATAATCAGGCTCGTTCTCATTAGCAACCTGCATAGATTCATTATCTTCTACTTGCGTAGGTTCATCGCCATTATTAGCAACTTGTCCTTTATCATCATCTGTTATGACATTTATTAAATCTTTTAAAGCATCATTTTCCATCTTCTTCATCCTTTATTTTATTGATTATTATGTCTAAAAAAGCCATAGTATCTAAAGCTTTTAACCTCACTTCTTTTTCGTTGTTATTTTTAGCTATATAAAAACATTCGCTATATTTTGCTTTTATAAATTCGATTAAATTCTTTCCTCCTTTGGTTTTAGATATATCACTTTTTATTTCAATATTAAGCATTAGTTTCTCCTTGCATTTGCGGATTAATATCTTCATTATTTTCAAAAGCAAATAAACTATTTACATTCTTTACACCTAAAATTGGTAATAATTCTTTAGTAAGTTCTTTACTAGCATTGATAATCCCATAAGCAGAATTTGCATCGCCTATGCTCATATACATTTGATATAATTGTGAAAAAACTTGCATACTAGCTTGAATTCCTGCACGTCTAACTTCTTTATTCATGGCTCCTGTGCCTGTTTGGATTTTAAATCTAAAACTAGGAATATCCTCTCTTTGAAAACCATTAAAAAAACTATCTTCTCCATACTTAAAAACAAGCATTGCAAACCTATCAAATAAAGGCTCTATAAAGGTTTCGTTATACTGTCTTATGTAGTCAGCACTTCTTCTTCCACCTTCTTGTGCTTTTATGCTTATTTCTGTTGCTGTTTCATTTTGTGCAGTTTGAGCTCCATTGTTTTGTGGACTAATTCCTGTTACCTCTGTTAGCTCACTTTCTAATAATTGCAAATTTATTCCAGAACTATTTATATTTGGAGGAGGCAGTATTTGAATTCCTTTGGGGTCATCTGTATATATAGGCTTTCCTAGGGTTTCTATATCTTCTCTGCTTATTCCCATTGATTTTGGTACTATTATTTTTGGCATAATATGAGATCTTACAGCATCGATTAAAAGATTTCTTGTGATGTTAATTTCATCTTGCAAAGGCATAGCTGAAGCCATTATAGGCTCGCCATAAGCACTTACATAGTTTTCATTATCTATCTTTTTAAGTTGTGGTAGCATTGAACCCCAGATAAAAGGCTGTCCATCTTGCAAAGTAACTTCATTTCTAAGTAAATTATTTTCAAATAAGGTAGAAACCACCCACTCATCATCGTTTTTTCTTTCATAAATATCATAAAGCTTCACTTTTTTATATTCATCATCTTCATCAAAAAGCTTTTCAATTTCTATTTTTTTATAAAACCCTAGCTTTTGTCTTTCATGGATTTGATTATAAGTTAGATAAATTTCATTGACTATATAGCCTATATCTTCGCTATTTAGTGCATTTGGGTCAAAGAATATACTATCAATATCTACTCTTTCAATGCGTGGCATTCCTTTATGCCAAGTAACCTTAGCTATACTTGTTCCCACAAGTAAAACATCTAAGAAAAGCGGTTGAAAAATCTTAAACATATTGATTTTACCGCTATAAAAATCTATGGCATTCTGCCATAGCTCTATAATCGTATCATCGCTATTAATGTAAGTTTCAATATCTGCCATTCTTTCGCTATTAAAATAAACTTCGTTTAGGCTAGTGATTAGGTATTTTACCTTAGAGTTTATTTTTGGTATGTAGATACTTGATTTATTTCTTTTTTTCAATTTTTGCATTACCTTATTTTCAAGCAAATAAGCATCTTGCAACTCTTTAAAGTGTGGTTTGTAATTTTCATATCCACTTTTACTTTCGCTAATGAGTTGTGTTAAAAACGATACTCTCTCATCATTAGTTCTTTTTGTTTTCATTCATAATTCTCCATATTGTTGTTTTGCTTAAATTTGTTATTTTTAAAATATCTTTTTCATTCACTCCTTTTTCAAATAAAAACTCCGCAAATTCTCTTTTAAATTTCTTTTTAGAAATATTATTAAATCCTGATACAAGCTCTAAAAATTCATTTGCAAGACTTGACTTTATAGCCTCATCGCTTAAATTTGAAAGCTTTTTTATTTTGTTTACATCAATTGCATCATAAATCATTAAAAATTCACCAGCCATCATAGCTCCAATCTTCATTAGTATTGTTTCTGCTGTATAGTTTTTCAAAAAAAGTTAGAGCCACCGCATCGCTAACATCAGGACTTTTGCCATAGTTCTTTTTTAATTGTTCTTTTGAAACTATCTTTAACAACCCTTTATCGCTATACTCATATTCAATCATTCTCATATCTTTTTTTAATTCTTCATCTTTAATAATCTCCATGTGTTTTAAATTTTTCGCAAAGGTGAAATACATCTGCGCTCTTTTATTTAAGTATTCATTGTTAGTTGCAGAATTTGCAGAATTTGCCTCAAATACGGGCAAGCCATAATTTAACAAGACATCATACACGCCAACGCCAAGACCGCAAGTATCTATGAAAATACCTTTTGGTTTGTCTTCGCTTTGGTTATATTCAGCTAATATTTTATTTGCTAACTCCATGGTTCCAAGTTGTGAGTATTTTTTTATTTCATCAACTACAAAACCTTTTCTTTTTGCTAAAACACTTTTATCATCTCCATATCTTGCTACATCAATTCCCCAAATATTCTCACCTTGCATTTTTTCAATACTAAAAGAGTTTTTGCTCATCGCATTTTCAATTTCAGTTAATGCAAAAAGCTCCGCACTCGAGCTATCTATAAACTCTCCATAAATTTCTTGTTTGACTACTTCGCTATCTTCGCCACCCACTTCTTCAATTAATTCTTTAATTTGCTCTTCTTTTAAAAATGGATTATCATAACTTGAGAATTGAAAATGCTTCCAATTTTTATCGCTGAGTTCTTTTCTGCAAAGTTCATAAAATAGATTTTTTCCTTTAGGAACTCCACCTATAATCGCTCTTGATTTAGGATTATCAAGCAACATAGGGCGTATGGCGTTATACCAAAGATATTCTCCTTTGCTGCCTTTTAAAATAATTCCTGCTTCGTTTAAAATAACAAGGTCATATCCAAAACCTTCGATATTTTCACTTCTTTCAGCACTTCTCATATGAAGCACTGCTCCATTAATGATTAGTTTCTTATCTTGCACACTCCATGAGTAAAAATCTTTTGGCAAGTTTTTTAACTCAGGTGTAAAATATAACTCGTAATAGTTTTGTAAGTTTGCTTGTATGGTATCTACCCATAATACATTTTGTCCTAAAAGCAAGTTTTCTATGACAAACTTAGCGCTTCCCCTTGTAAAACCAAGTCTTCTGCCTTTTGCTACGGTTATAAAGCGTGGATTTTTATCATCAAAAACTTTAAGTTGTGCAGGAGTGTAAGAAAAGTCAAGCTTTAATTTCATTTGATTTCACTTCTTATAATTTCTATTTTTTGAACATTATCGCTGACTACTTCTTGTTTGTCTACATAACCGTGCTGATTTTTTAGCAAGAACATACTAACGCTAGGAGTATAAGTACCGATTAAGGAATGGTTTAAAATATCCATTTCACACCTTTGTTTTGCATTTGCTACTATTTCGCCAAAATCTTTATCTTTTTCCCACTCGCCTAAAGTTTGTATTGTAATTCCTAAATACACAGCTAATCCCACTTTTGTTTTAGGTGCAAAAATAATACTCTCCTTAGTTTCTTTTAAGACAACTCTTTCATTAAAATAACTCTCTATTTTTGAAACAAGCTCTTCTTTTGTCATACTTTTGCCATTTGTCATCATTCTAGCCATCAAGCCACCCCTTCTTTAAAATTAAATTCTTTGATTTCTAAGTCTAAAAAAGATTTTTTAAAACTAATAATCTCATAATCGCCTTTTAAAACATTCTTATCGTTTTCAAATAACGCATCTAACACGCATTTTACGATATTGTCCCCATCGCCATGCCTTTTGCTGTTAAATCCTATTTTTAAAGAAAACTCATATTTCTTTTGCTTATCAAAGGCTTGAAAACAGCTAATATTATTTTGTCTTCTAAACTCCATTTGCAAGAGTTTTTTAAAATCTAAATATTTAAGATAATCTTTACATGCAAATTTAGATCTTTGCGTGGTTCTTTTATAAGGAACTGGGTTGCTTTTTAAATCAATTTTTAAAATATACTTTTCCATTTCAGACTTTCTTAAATTTAGCTTATATTTTTAAAAGCCATTTTGACTTTTACTTTCTTTTGAAATTCTTCTTGATTCTCCTTAAAAATTTTTTCTGCACCTTCTTAAAGTTATTATATTCTTCTTCATGGCTTAAAGATGTATATCCTTTTATCTTATAAGAAGTATTTATATATATATCTTTTCCTATGCGCTCTTGATTTTTAAATATAAAATCTATTAAAGCGTGTTTAAATTCGTTATTTTTTAGCATTTCTCCATCTTCGTAGGTTAATTCTCCAAAATTATTTAGACAAACCAACATATTAATTGATTTTGCTAATCGTTTAAAAAGGTTGCCCTGTCCATCATAACAAACATATGAGTATTTAAAATCACTTTCAAGCAATCTAAAAAATGGACTATTTTTATATTTATTTTTTAACCATTCTAAAAAAATTTCTTTGTCTTCAAAACGCTTTTTAAACTCGATTTCAGCTCTTTTGCAAACTCTTCTTAATTTCTCATAGGTTGTCCCTACGATATTCTCTCTTTCTAAAGTTTCGAAATAAAAATCTAAGAAAGCATGAATATCCTTAACGCTTTTGAGATATCTACCTACAATATCAGTTGCCTGAGCCTTATTAATTTCCAATAAGTCCATTAAAATTTGTATTTTTTCTTGCATTTTTTACTCCTTAAAAGCATCCTAAGATCTTGTCTTTGTTCTCATCTTTCATTCCGTAATACTCCATCAAGCTATCAACCACACTAGGATTGGCTTCTTTTTTTCTGTTAAAACGCTGATTTTTTCTTAGCTCGTTTTCTTTAGCATATTTAAGCCAAGTATAAAGACTGCCTGCAATGCTTGACATTCTTTTTCCATTTCTTTTCCACTCTCTAGCATCCCAATAACCTATAAAATCATTAGCCAACTCTTCGCCAAAGTTTGTGCCATTTTTCTCATTAAAAGCTATTATTTGCCCCATAAGCTCATTAGCATTTGGGACTTTAAATTCTTTTTTTGCCATTTTTTCACATTCCTTTTCATCAAGTTTTAAAAAGCTCACTACAAAAGAGGCGTTTTGATTAAAAACGCGTTCTTTCTTTTCTTGATTATTTTTTAAATTTTCTAAATTCTCTTTTTTTATAAATTTATTATTATTAATATTTATATTATTTATAAATTTATTATCGCGTGCGTGCGTGCGTGTTTCTATGATAATGCAAATTCTCTTTTTTTTCGTTTTCAGTGGTTAATTTTCTGTCGATTGATGAAGCATTATTTTTAAGAGTTTTGCTTAGCTTTTCATCACTGTTTTTAAGCAAAGATAAAGATTTGTTAAAATGCTTTTTGACTTGATAATTTTCATCTTTTAAAATCCACTCATAAAAATTTAAAGATCCATTTCTAACCTTTTTAATTTCTAAAAGCCTAAGCTCGATTAATTCTTTTTTTGCAATTCTTAATCTATTTAAACTCATTCTTTGATTATTTTTAACTTTTATAAACTCTCTTAGATAGATTTCACTTACAATCGTTTTTTCACTAAGTTTAGCTAGTTGTATATATAATGCCAGAGCATCAACACTAAGTCCTCCATAAGCTATAGTGTTTGATAATTTCAAATAGCCTTTTCTTTCTCTCAATCTTTTTCGCCCGATAGCCACATCAAAGCTTGCTATAAAATTTGGTATCACCAACTCTCCTTTATGTTATAATTTAAATTAAAAAGGTTTTTATGTTTAATTCTTTCTTATCCGAAATGCTAAAAACCGCCACTTTAGAAAATTTAGTATATTTTTTGATAGGTGTTTTATTTGGTTTAAGTATCCGTCCTTTGTTTTTATATTTAACTAAAAAACAAAAACTAAAAAGAGTTTGTATTAAAGATATGAAGCTAGAAAACGATTTGACAAAAAGACTATATCCTAACTTAGGATATAAATTAGTTACAAAAAAAACTCCTTTTGAAATGGTTTTTAAAAAAGATAAATTTAAATACATTATTTGTCCTCACTACCGTGATAAAAAATGCGTTTTAGATAATGATAAATGCAAGATATTAAAATCCCAGCCGAAATACCAGCCACTAGAAACAGTCTAAAATGCAACATCATCAAAGTAAAAATAAATAATCCTATAATCTCAATCAATCTCTCAAGCATTTCATTCCTTAATCCGTTTTAAAAAGTCCTTTGCTATAATTTTTTTGCACCCAATCAAGAAAGGACTTATCAAAATGGATGACAAAGATTTAAACTTGTTAAAAAACATCCCTTATCTTATGGAAAAAATCGAAGAGTTAGAAAACAGGATAAAACAGCTAGAACAAGCTGCACAACCTAAACCATACTCTACCCAAACTCCAAATTACTTAGGAGAAATCTAAGTCTTATCAAGGCTTAGAATATCCTTTTTACCTAGTTCTCTATAGTATTTTCAAATTTTAAAAAATGAGCAATCCTATCCGTAATAAGCTCATTAATACTATTAAATCCACCATCATTTGCCACACTTTGTAAAAGTTCAAAATACTCATCAGGCATCTTAACCTTTAGCTCAATCATTTTCATTCTCTATCCTTTCTTTTTCTCCCACGCTTAGGTATGTTTATAAGATTGCTACGAACATCCACCCAAAATTCATGAGGTATTCCATAGAGTTTTTTAAACTCTATTTGTTTTTTAAAGCTTGGGCGTGATTTATTTGTTCTAATCTTTTTAACACTAATAACCGTATAGTGATTACTCAATATTTTTGTAAAATCAAAAAAATCTATTTTTTTCATAACGAAAGTATAAAATAAAGAAACTTAATAAATATTTAATTATGTTTCTAATTATGGAACATTATTTGCTTGAAAAAAGTGTATAATTTTTATACTAAAAAAGGAGAGAATATGGGAAGAAATGGAGATATATTCGATTTTCATTTTGATACTGAAAAATTTAAATTTTATTTAAAAAATAGAGATAAAAAAGTTACATATCAAGATTTGATGGAAATTTTATATAAAAATGGCATAGAAAGCTCAGAAGCAACAATAAAAAAATGGTTGATGTCTAAAGAAGATAATAAAACAAAACCTAAACCACAATATATAAAAATTTTATGTAATGCATTGGATATTCCTTTCAACGAAGTGATATTGCAAGATGTTTTTAGAAATGATAATCAAATAAATTTCAGATATTTTCCAGATATTTATGCAAGTGCAGGACTTGGAACATCATCTCAAAGTGAAGAAGTTAAAATAGTTTCCGTTGATGAAAATTTTCTAAAAGAAATTTTAGATATACCTATAAAGAAGAGTTATGATATTATAAAAATTAATGGCGATAGTATGGAACCTATTTTATCTAATGGAGATTTTATTATTATAGATAGAAGTAAAAATTCACTTGAGACTATTTCAAATACAGATATTGTTATTTTTAGAAAAAACGATGATTTATTTTGCAAAAAAATTAAAAAAGAACCTTTTGAAGATTATATTTTTTTAGTTTCTGAAAATAAAAAATACGAGGATAAAAAAGTAGATAATAGCGAATTTGAACAATGCGAGATCTTAGGTGCTGTAGTATCAAAAATGGCTGTTGAAACCTTTAAAAATTTTATAGAAGTGGTGGGATGATTAGGTTTAGAGACTTTAAAATAATAAAGAAGATGAGAATATAAAAAAATATAAGGTTGATTGTGATATTTTAACTAATTATTAGCTTAAATAATTTTTTAGTTTAATTATTAGATATTATTTAGATATTATATGATATTATATGATA